GGCGACCCCAGGAATGTGGCCACAAATCGGTTCGCCGGCCGGTTGTACAGTTCCAGCGGCGGCCCTACTTGTTCGATCACACCCCCGTTGAACACCGCGATACGATCAGCGATGACACCCGCAGGACCAACCACATCGCCCGAACCGGTGCCCGACGTACCCTGATCACCGACACGGTTGAATGCGATGGTAAAGTTATCGTTGTTGACGAAGGTGCCGTTGGTAATGCCGCTCGATAGCGTGACCTTGCGATAGCCTGCGCCGACAACCACGCTGCCGGTGATGTAGTACGCCGCCCATATTGTCGGATCGCCGACCTTTTCAATTCGCAATGTACCTTTTGGCGTCGGATTGGTGCTGTCATCCCATGTGTCGATGATGCCCGAGATCGTTGCGCCATTGCGGTCAAGGTTGTCGATGTACATCGCCGTCGCACTGGCGATGGTTGCGTTGTTGAGCCGAAAAAACCCATTACCGGGATCGGCGTCAGTGATCGTGCTTGAATAGGTCACCTGCACGCCAGCTGATGAGCCTTGCACGCCTTGTGGTCCCGGTGGACCGACAATGCCTTGCGGTCCAGTCGGGCCTTGCGGCCCGGTGGTGCCCGGTGCGCCCGGCGGCCCCTCTACGCCTTGAGCACCAGTCGGTCCAACAGCCCCAATCGGACCGGGCGGGCCGGGCGGTCCACGCTCAACAATGGTCGATGGTTCATCACCAGAGACAATGACGTCGCTTCGCGGAGTAACGCTGACGCGACTCCGTGCACCGACCACGACACGGCTGTCTTTGCCGACCCGGATACTCATAGTGTGTTCAACTCCCAGCGAGTCGGACCAACCGAGTGCACCAATCTGCCGCGCCACAAATCGGTGCGCCCCTTAAATATGGGCTCCGTCGCAATCAGCGAATGCACGTATTCGCCGGGTCTGAGAAATTCCAAGATTGCAACTGGTATCGTCAGCGTGAATGCACCGCCAGCTGCATCGTTGTACCAGATGCGTCCATTGAACGTCGTGCATTCGAATTGCGCGGTGGCGTCTTCTGCGTGCTTGCGCACCATCATGCGCAGCGAATGATTGGTTAGATCAATTGGATCGCCATCTTCGGTCTGGTAGTAGAAACTCTCCACCAGATCAGCGTCGCTGTAGGTGATGAGATCAACCGTGACTGTCATGTTGAATCACCCGTGGTGGAGCGATTTGTTTCATAGCTTCGCGTACTGCAAGTGGCAGTTTATCGTTCGGATATGAAAGCATCAGCATTGATTGTTTCATATCAGCAGAAATCAAAAACGAAGGCGTGGCCATATCAAGATCATGCGGCAGCACTTCAATTGGTCCGTATTCTCCAGCCATCGCTCTGATCCAAAGTTCTTTACAATGACGTTCACTATCAAATGGCGTTGCCACTGTGAGTATCGGCAACTCCAATTCTTCGTACCACACCTTTAGAAAGATCATCGTGTAGTCATCGCGAAAGCGCATTGGCTCCGTCGCTGCGATGATAGTGCGAACGTCAGCAGGGTTTTTGACGTTGTTCAAATCCTTGTACAACATCAGGCAATCCGTTGACTGAGGACGAAGATGTAGGCCGCGGGTGGCTGATCAGCACTACCACGTTCAAATGGCCCGGTGGACCACGCCCGCCAAGTACCGCTGCCGCTGCCGCCAAAGCCGCCCCAAGGGATGCCGAGAGAGCCACCCCCCGCAGAGGTCATCACCATCGAACCACCGATAATAAGCGTGCAGCCGGGACCAGCATGATCAACGAGGTTGGCGTAGGTGCACAAATCAGCCCAACCACCCACACCGTTAAATGGCACAACGAGTGACGTCGGACTGCCCGATGGACCTGCCGGTCCCGGAGCGCCGGAATCGCCTTTGGCACCCGTGTCGCCCTTTGGGCCTTGCGGCCCAACGGCACCCGCAGCACCGGGCGGACCCGTAGCACCTGCCGGACCACCGGTTGCCGCCGTGCCAATCATCAATTGCCAAACTGTGCCGTCATAGACGATCTGCCAAATGCCATTTACGGTGTACTGCCCAGCCGAAAGGTTCGCCAGAATTTGTGATTTTAAATCCCTGACGAGGCCATTGCAGTTAACGGTAACTGCACCTGTGTTTGTTGCCGCAGCAAGCACCCAAACTTTTAGACCGCGTACAAGAGTTGCCGGGGCTGGATCGAGATTAATGACAATGTTATTCGCTGTACCGATATCGACCGCGAAATTAACGAGATCGATCTGCTGCGCCCGCGACATTTGATGCATGTCGCCATTGGTTGGCGCGAGTTGATTCTTCAAAATGTTGTTGACGATTTCACGCTGCGGATACTCGATGGCTGCAGCCGGAATTACACTGCCTTCAATGCCAAGTGGTGGATTGCCATCCACGTAAGGATCGTTGGGCTCACCATAAAAGGGTTCGTTATATTCCATCTTCTCGCCTCTAGGCCATGAGCCACGGATAGAGACCGGCACTGCGGTCCAGCACAGAACGATAGGTAAAGACGACGTCGGTTTGTGCGGGCTTGTAGCGCTCGAACATGCACTCAACACCGGTCAGCACGTTCTCAAGATCAACCTGCCAATAGTAGCGCATCTCGGGCGGACCGAGCTGCCAACGGAAATGAGCAGTGTCATCCGTAAGACTTGCCATCCGCGTGTCGCCAACGCGTGAGACACCACACATATACGGCGCGTACTCTCTGATCGTGACCGTCTGACCCTGCCGCGCCGCCATGTCGATGAAAAACTGCCGATCTTGCCGACCGAGCAGTGTCATCTTGAATAGCAAATCGTCGCGTCGCGCAGGCTCTGTTGTTGGCGGAAACGTCTCACAGGGATCAGGCAATTCCCAATTGCGTTCCCAGTCCAGCAGCAGCTCACTGGTTGCGCGCGGATCGCTTTCCGTCTCTAGAAGATCAGCAGCGCGATCATCGACAGACCCCCAATAGTAAGCGAGGCCACGACAAGCTCGATCGAGCGTAGAACCAAGGTCTCTTGGCCACGCTTGTCCATACGGCAAATAAGCCACAAACGCATCACCGTAATCATCTCCGTTGCGGCGAACATGCTTGTCATCGCTCATACAGGATTGTCCCCAATACAGCGAGCAGGCCATTCGAGATCATCGGGTGGTCATCCATGACCAACGTGAAGCTTTCCACATTAGGCACATCCATGATCGCGGCAGACACCCATGCGGCATAAATCGTCGTGCCGGGAATCATCTTGCCGTTAACCGAACGTGCTGGCGCTGCGCGCTCGCGCAACATCTGCCGCACCGATATCTCGATGTTCTCTCGCACCGAATCTTCATCCGGAACGAGACTTCTGATGGTGAAGTCAATCGGCTCTGGAATCGGGGCCATGACCCAGCGATCCTTGAGCGTGACAGGCCGAACGCTGTCGATGTACGTCGTAACCGCCGCAACATCGGCGGTAGTGGGAAAGCCGCCTTGATCAGAACGCAAATCGTCCATCATAAATCGAAGACTGACGGTGCCGATGCCCATTTCGGTCGCCGTCCATGCCCGTGTCACACCCGGCACCGACAAGGCCCAAGCCACATAATCATTGGCGTCGCCGCCCATCGGCGGCTGCTGTATTCTAAAAAGAATTCTGGCGCGCAAATCAAAATCGTTTTCAGTATCGACGCCACCCGCAATTTCGATAGCCGTCACGCCCCTGTCAGCACCGGGAACGTTGCTTGTCAGACTAAGCAAACCGCCTTCTTCCACATTACCGATGATGCCGGGATCGAGCGCCTTGACAGGCGCGGCTGTCGCTCCGGAACCGATCGTAACGGTTGCGGTTGTCTCATAGTCTGCAGTTCCAGTAGTCAATCGCGATGCGATCGGCACGATAGTCCCGGCTGTGCCAGTGAAATTGACATTGCCAACGGCAAACGTCGCCTGCTTGCGACCTACCGTACCATCAGAATTTTTCAGCCAGATAGCACCATGTCGATCCAGCCATTCTGTTTCAGCTGTGTCAGGCAACAGCTGCAACGCCAGCCAATCGATGTACTGCAAAACCGCGTGACAAAGCGCGCCCTGATTATCGGAGAGAACGCGCAACACGCTGTTGGGCACCAACGCATCGGCACCCGGCAGTTTAGCGCGTATCGAATCACGAACCAATCCGCGAACTTCAGGAAGTGTTGGCGTTGACCAAGGCAAGGCGGTTCTCCCGATTCACGAACTGGCCAGCGCACCGATATTGGCACCACCGCTTGCAGTGACTATGTCTTCCCACAAAATGGCGTACCGCAATTCGATCTCGGCAATCGGACCGCGATAAATCCGGATCAGCGCATCGATCTGCTCTCTGCCAACGCGGGTTGCCTCAACCGTAAAACTTGAACCGATGCGCCTGTCGATGAAGGGTCTGATCGCTTCGTTGATGTACTGCACGACACGCGCCGTGGTCGCGCCACGCCGCGAACCTTCCCCTTCGATCTTGTCTCGCTGCAACAGCCACAGCCGTGAGCCTATCGGCCAGCCGTTCCAAATATCTTCGGCTTGATAATCACCCCACCAGCCACGTCGATCGCTGCTGTCGGGATCGGGCAATATGTCGCCCGGATCGGCCAAGCGATCGGTGCCCAGCGCCACGATGATTGCGGTCGCCAGTGCCTGCGTTGAATCCAGCGTGCCATCACCAAGCAGATTCCAATCAATCTGCACGACACCATGACCGGGAAACAACGTGTTCTGAACCAGCCGAATATCCATTACGGCTCCGTATCCAGCGCGGTTGGCGGTCCCGGTTTCGGCGCAGTGATCAGTACCGCATTATCCGCATTCTCATCGGAGATATTGCCAACACCGTTGGACTCGGCATAGACGGGGTCTGCAGCGTCCTCAGACCCGAGTTTGACCTTGCCGATGAATACCCACGTCTTGCCTTCCTTGTCATAGTAGCCGACCACGTCATCACCGGATCGAAACTCGATGCGTTTCTTGCTGACGCGCATTTCCAGATTGACGCTCTCGCCCTCATGCTTGAAATCGCTTTTTTGGCCAGAGCTGCCGTTACTTCCACCACTGTCTGCACGCGTCGCTGCTGATGCGCCACCGCCACCACTACCGCCACTTGCACTGTCACCCGATTGCGATTGCGGCTTGGGTTGCTTCTGCTTCTCGACGTGGCGGATAGATACATACCGCTCGACTTTCTGGCCACCACCATTACCGCCGCTGTCACCTTCGCGGGTCGCTGCGCCACCACCGCCACCACCACCGCTGCTGTCTTGCTGACTATCGTCTTCGCTGTCGAGTGACAGCAGATAGAGACCGCTACGGCGCAGCAGTGTCATCTGGCCGATATCGTCATACTGCGAATTCTCTCCGGGCTTCAGGCCGCGCGGCCGATAGCGTCGATCGTCCATCACGCCACAAACCGGAAATGAGCGGTTGCCACCCATGAACGAGATGAAGCCTTCGGCGCTTTCCTCGATCTGGCCGTCTTGACCTTTCTTCGCAGGCCGCACCACCGAAGAGAAACCGTAATTTTGCGGCGACTCAATCTCCGAACCACTTTCACCCTTCATGAAGTTGCCGGACATTTCCTGCATCATGCTGTCGTCATTGACCTTGTCGATGGTGGCGCGCGCCCCTCCGGAATCATAAGACCGATGCAGTGTGCTGGAATGCGTAGACCGGTGCATGGATAGCCTCTCCCCTTTAGTGTCCATTCGCCGCTGGCGGTGTTGTTGGTGGATCAGTGTTGACCGATCCTTTCGGAATCGGCATGCCGTTGAGCCCTTGCGGTGTCGTCAGATTTAAAATCGTTTGCGTGCCGTTGGTTGAATCCTGCATCCATGTCACGGTGCGAATCTTCAGCGCCTGATTACGTAACATCGCCATCGGCGAATTCACCACGACTTCGTCACCCGCCTGCCAGAGTGTGTGGCCAGTTGTCGGTCCCAGCTGTTGCCGCGCCCATGACGCAACCGTTGTCGGCAGCGGCCTGAACCAGCCATAAA